CGGTTCTGATAATGGTTTATGGTTTTCCTCTGTCTCAAATAGAGATGATGTTTCAATAGGTGCTGTATTAGATGGTTCTCCAACTTACGGACAAAATGAAATAGCATGGGTAAAAATAGACAACGGGACAAATGGCTATTGGATATGCAACGGCACTACTGATTTTATTTATGACATTTCAGCTTTAGCAAATCACTTAACGATAACTGGCACAGGCTCACATTACGACTTCGACAAAGAAGCTAGTACCTACGCCAAAACACATGGCTACTCACTATGGCAAAAGGCAGGCAGCGACGATATTCAAGTACCCTTTGACGTAAACGGATCAGCTTTAAGTTTGACAGCGGGGGTTAATATTCCAAGTGGTTACACAAAGACAAGGGATATATCGGGCGGTAGCAAGTGGAATATGGCAGAGGGTATGATTGATTTTGACCCTGATGGGAATGGGGTAGAAAAGGTTGTTAATGGTAGTTTTGATACTGATACTAATTGGATATTACAAAGTGGTGCTGCAATATTAGGTGGTACCTTAAATTTTGATGGTACTAATATAACATTAGCATATCATTATCAATTAAATGTTGTAGAAATAGGTAAAACATATAAAGTAGAATTTGATATTTCAAATTATTCTGTTGGTTCTATAGCTTATAGTTTAGGCAATTTATTATGGAATAATATTCTTTCTAGTAATGGTAAATATAGTTTTATAATTCAAAGTATTAATGGTGGAACATCATTTTATTTACGAACAAGTATAGGTTATATAGGCTCAATAGACAACATCTCAGTAAAAGAAATAATTCCTCAATCAATATTAGACCGCTCAATTACTCTTTACCAAACCCTAACCTCAAGAGCTTCAATCTGGTATGATTCAGACCATCCTTTTAGAGGTCATGTAAAAGAAATAGCAGACCCACGGACATACTCAAGATATTTCAATGTAGACTACAAAGGTAAGTTCTTCTCTAAAGTCAGAACGGCCTTGAATGGTAGTATCTTTGATATTATAAGATTAGACGAGAATGTTATTTATGCAACCGACAAGCTAAATTCTGATGAATGGAAAGTGATGAGGTGGGGGAACTTAGATGACTTTGCGATAAAAGGAGCAGACGGCCAGGGCGTTGTTGATGGTAATGGCTATGTAATTCTTAATCCTGAGGGTGGTTATAAGGCTTTAGAAGCGTTTGATTTCTTAACAGCAAATTATGCAGGTACGCAAATGGCAATAGATTTTCAGTTGCCCGTTGGTAAGAGTATTCGGGTATATTGGGGAGACGGTAGTTTCAGTACGGTAAATGGCAATGGTGCAAGTGATGTACAGGCGGTTTCTACTTATGTAACAAACGCAGCTTATCAGGTAAGGTTAACGGGTGATGTTGAATTTATTACTTTGATAGATACTTTGACTTCTGCTGTTGGTGGTAGTATTTCAGAATGGTATAAGTATTTGGATGGGATGACTTTGTTGAGGGCAGACACGAATAATACATTAAGTGGCAGCATAGCAGGACTTACTTCTTTGATATCTATAAGAATAGAGGGTTCAAATACATTAAGTGGTAGCGTAGCAGGACTTACTTCTTTGATTACATTATATGTAATTGGGTCAAATACATTAAGTGGCAGCATAGCAGGACTTACTTCTTTGATTACATTATATGTAACTGGGTCAAATACATTAAGTGGTAGCGTAGCAGGACTTACTTCTTTGACTACATTATATATAACTGGGTCAAATACATTAAGTGGTAGCGTAGCAGGACTTACTTCTTTGATTACATTATATATAAAAGGGTCAAATACATTAAGTGGCAGCATAGCAGGACTTACTTCTTTGATATCTATAAGAATAGAGGGTTCAAATACATTAAGTGGTAGCGTAGCAGGACTTACTTCTTTGACTACATTATATATAAAAGGGTCAAATACATCAAGTGGTAGCGTAGCAGGATTAACTTCTTTGACTAATTTACACATAGAAGGTTCAAATACAGTATCAGGTGATTTAAATCCAATAGTTTCAGGTTTGTATTATTGTACTTTAAATCCTTGTGCAATGGTAGATTACACTGCAGGTGCAACATGGGAAAATGCAACGGTAGATATTCGACCTTCTGTAGGTTATGGATATTCAACAGCAGAGATAGATAATATGCTTATAGACATGGCTGCAAGTGAAACTATGTCAGGAAAGACAATTACATTAACAGGAAGTAGTGCTGCGAGAAGTTCCAATTCGGACGTAGCCGTTACTAAACTTGAGACAACAGATAGCGGATATGTTCACGTTGCAAATACCATAATTACTAACCCATAGAAGATATGAAAAGATGGAAAAATACGGTTGTTAAATATAACAAAGCAGACTTAGACAAGTTTGTAGCTAAGCAAGCGGCTGACAAAGTAAAGTTTGAAGCAACAAGTGAATATAAGACCTTGAAAGCAAATTTAGACCTTGCACAGAAAGCCTATAATGAAAGTTTAGAAGATAAGAAAGCAGATGAAAAAACAGCTTTAAACAGCCTTGAAACGGCAAGGACGGAGTTTAACGATTTGCACAAAGCACAAACGAAAGTACATTATGAGGATAGCGTTATCGAATGTCCTGAACTTGGTGAGAGAGTGGTGTTTGTAGAGAATTACAGGGAGCCAGATGTTTTAGAAATGTCAGTAATTAAATTGGAGAAGCCGTTTTATTTTGATGACGGTAAAAAGTTTATAGAGGTTACTGAAAGGAATTACAAAGAATTTGACAAAACAAAGATTCTAAAAGAGAAAACAGACAAGTATGATTTAGAAGAAATAATAATTAAAAAATAGAAACGATGACAAATTGGGAGTCAGTACCGAAACTGGTACAAAAAGCAACAGCAACAACACCGCAAGGCACAGCGGGAGCTTTATTCACAGTTACAGGCAGGGTAATAGTAGATCAGATAATTGGCGAAGTAACGACAGAAATAGGAGCGGGAGCGAACAATACTAAATTAATAGCAAATCCGACAGTAGGTGCAGATGTAGACCTTTGTGCGACGGTTGACATTGATGGGGATGCAGTAGGTACTTTGTATCATATTACAGGAACTTTAGCCAACCAGTTGATAGCAACCACGTCGGGAGCATTTGAAGCACAGGCAGGGAGTGTAATGGTAGCCGCAGGAACGATTGATTTGAGTTGTTCAGCAAGTACTGCAGGAAGTATAAAGTGGACTGTAATTTACAGGGCATTAGATTCGGGAAGTTCAATAGCTTAAAATAAAGATTATGGCAACAACAGGAAGCACGGGAGCAATATTAGAAGCTATTGACGGAACGGAAGTTAATGGCTTATTAGGGACAGTAGATTCATTGGCATATAAAGTTAATACACTTGAAAAACATTTTCATAATTGGGAACGTTGGGTAGGATTAGCGGCCATTCCCGCTGGGGAAACACATCGGGCTGACATAGATTCAATGACCTCATTTCAGATGGATGCAGGAAATGATACCTGGGGGGCTTGGTTACAAATTGTAGGCTCAACAGACTTCCCGATTACAGCAGGAATGGTAAAAAGAGATGCGCACCGAATACTTATAACGGATGTTGAAAGAGATAAGCAGATTACAAGAATACAGGTAGCAGCAGGAGAGGATGCAGACGCAGCAGTTTTGGCAGGGAATTACACAGAATTTATGCTTACCCCTCAAAAAGACGCAAAGCAAGTGCCTTTAGACATTATGACTGATAGGGTTGATGCAAACGTAAAAGGTTGGGTGAGATGTTGGGTAAATGGACAAGATACAGGTACGATTGATTTTTTTATCGGAGTTCATGAGTCTCCAGGATGAAAATATTGACTATCATATTATTATTAATTAGTTTTAATCTATCAGCTCAGTCTTATGATTCAGTTAAGTTTTATAAAACTGATAATGATAAGTATAAGGTAATTGGTATGTCAATTATTCAAACCATAGCAGATGCGACTGGAGATGCTTTAATGGATTCAAACAGAAAGGAGTTGGGACACTTAATGAACGCAGGAACTATTGGATTGTTTGTGATAGAACCGGCCTTAATTCATTATGACAGTTGGAGGGATGTAGGCATCAAAGCAGTAAGCTTAACATGCACAAGGATACTTCTATTTAATCTTACTTATAACGCTGTTAGAGGGCTCCCATTGAGTTATTATGGCACGACAAGCTATTATGATCAATTCTGGAGCTTACAGCCTGTAAACGGATGGGGTACTAAGGTAGGTTTTTTTGTCGTTGGCATAGATTTTACAATTAATTATTGGTGATGAATATTTACTTTAAAAAATAGAAATTATGAAGTTTAATATTATTTTAAGTTGGAGTAAAATAATAGCATTAATAATGCTTGGTTTAGCAACATGGATAGATATAAGTAGTAAATCAAATGGAACGGTTTTTATGTTTTCTCTTCCATTTATAGTGTTTTTGATTACAGGAAAGCAATTAATAGATCGTAAAAAATAAATCGTTATGACTAAATTAGAAGTACTTACAAATGAGTTAATCCGATTTGAAGATATTTCAAAAAGAGGGGCTAGTCATACTGTTTATAAATTAGAAAAAGGCACGTCTATTTCTTTTGATTTATATAGAAGTGATGAAGTAGATGTTTTTAAGTCCTATTTATCAAAGGATACTATATTTCCATTACATCGACATGAATTATCTGATGAAATATTTATTTTAATAAAAGGACAGGTTACAGTTATATGTGATGAAGATGGTATAGAAAATCGTCATGAATTAAAGATAGGCATTCCATTTACAGTAAAGCGAAGTATGAATCACTTATTGAGTGTTGGAGAAGAGAGTTGGTTAATTATAATGGTAATTCCACCAGACGTTTCAATGCTCAAATAAAATGTTATGTCAGAAAATAAAGAAAATGAAAATTTATTTCTTACATGGATAAAAGAAGTATTCAAAGAGATTAGGAATTTACGTGATAAGGAAGATGAAAATTCTAAGAATATTGGAGAAACTAATTCTCGTATTGATATTATAGAGACAAAGATAGAGACAAGGAATAGAATAATTATATGGATTATAACAACTTTATTAACAATAGTAGGATTAGTAACTACATATTTAATGTTTTTAAAACCGTAGGAAAATGAATTCAATAAAAATAAAAGATAATGCAACGGACAAAACTAAATAAGACACAGGTAAATAATTCTATAGGGAAAAAAGTAGTTGATATTCAGACTTTATCAGCTTTAGTAGCTCGGCAAAATTTATTTTCTAAGTTAGGTTCACAATATGGCGGAGATAGAGATTTGTACCAAGCATTAGGGTATAAAATCACTTTAACATGGAATGATTATTATGCTCAATATACTCGTCAAGATATTGCTAAAGCAATTATTGACAGACCGGCTTCAGCTACTTGGCGGGGGGAGTTAAGAGTTTTTGAAAGTAAAGATGCAGAAGAAACTGAATTTGAAAAGGCTTGGACAGATTTAGAAAAAAGATTGGCTTTGAAGGCACAATTTAAAAGATTAGATAAATTAACTTGTTTGGGAGAGTATGCTGTTTTATTGTTAGGGTTTGATGATATTTCAGAAACTAATTTATTATATAAAAAAGTAGGTAAAAAAGCTAAATTAATATATGTAAAACCAGTTAGTCAACCTGTGGCAGAAGTACATACATGGGTAAAAGACACGAAAGATTCCAGATATGGATTACCATTGACTTATAAAATAGCATTAGCAGATCCTGGACAAACAGGAAATGCAGGAACTACGGTTACTGTTCATTATTCAAGAGTGATACATATTACTTATGATAGATTAGAGTCAGAGGTACTTGGTACTCCTGTTTTAAAAGCTGTTTTTAATCGTTTAATGGATATTGAGAAATTGGTGGGGGGAAGTGCAGAAATGTTTTGGCGTGGAGCACGTCCTGGTTATCATGGTAAAGTTGATCCTGATTATCAAATGACTGATGATATGGAGGATACTTTGAAAGATCAATTAGATGAATTTGAGCATAATTTGCGTAGGGTGTTGGTAAATGAAGGAGTTGAGATGAAAGCTTTGGATTCTCAAATAAGTGATCCTCAATCTCATGTGGATATTCAGATTCAAATGATTTCGGCAGAAACAGGTATTCCAAAACGAATATTAACAGGAACAGAAAGAGGTGAATTAAGTAGTAGTCAAGATGAAGATACTTGGTTGTCTTTAATTAAATCAAGGCGTGAAGATTTTGCAGAGCCTATGATTTTAATTCCATTTATTAATAGGTGTGTTGAATATGGAGTGCTTCCTAAACCAAAAACAGATGAATGGACAGTGCTTTGGAGTGATTTGTTTGCTAAGAGTGAAAAGGATCAAGCAGAAGTAGGAAGAATTAGGGCAACGGCATTGAGGGAATATACTTTAAATCCTTATGCTGTTGAGGTAGTACCTCCTGAAGCATTTTTTGAGTACTTTTTGGGATTAACTCCTCAAAAAATAAATCATATTAGAGATATGGAAAAAGAAGCTATTACATTGGAAATTTCTGAAACACCTGAAGAAATAGCAATAAGAAAAGCAGAAGAAAAGAAAACAAGGTCGCAAAAAACAATGACAAGATAATGGCAGCAATATCAGGACAAAATAAAATTGTACAGGAGTTTATAAAAGCTCTTGGAATTGACCCTAAAGAAACACAGGAAGTTCATTTACATATAGTATATGATAAATTAGTTACTGTGGAAGTTGTAAAAATAGTGATGGCTGATAAACTTTCTGACTTAATAAAGTCTTTAAAAACATATGAATTGCATTTAAAAGATAAAGAAGAATAATGTGTGAGATTTATCAAATACAAATTAATGCTACTACAAATCAATATGATCCTACAAGGACTACTGTTTTACGTAATGTTTTTGCTGCAGACACTAATCGGAGATTTGAGGAATTGATCAGGGTTATTGTTAAAAGTATTGTTGATTTGGAGGTATTGGGGGAAGAAATAAAAACACAGCAAATGAAACCTCCTTTACCAAGAGCTTTTGATTTTCCTTTAGATAGTGATAAGGTAGAAGCTTTTATGAGATGGGTACAAGATCAAATAGATGCAGGAATATTAGAAGTAGGAGAAATCCCAGGAACTATAAATATTTCTAAATATGCTTGGACTAATAAATATATATTAGATAGTTATAAGAGAGGATTGATTCGGGCAAGAATAGAAATGAAAAAGGCAGGGTATGATGTTCCGAATATAAATGATTCGGGAGGGGTGAATGCCTTGTTAAATACTCCTTTTCATATTGAGAGAGTAGGTTTGTTATATATTAGGGCTTATAATCAATTACAAAGCATTACAGAAGCTATGGCAAAGCAAATAACAGAGGTATTGACTCAAGGAATGATAGATGGTGATGGGATGCGTGTAATTGCAAGAAAATTAAAAGCTACTATAAATGGTACAAATATGGGGGATTTAGGTATTACTGATACTTTGGGGAGGTATATTCCTGCGAAACGCAGAGCAGAAATGATGGCAAGGACAGAAGTAATAAGAGCACATCATCAAGCTACAATAAATGAATATATGAGTTGGGGGGTACATGGAGTAAATGTTAAAGCGGAATTTCGTACTGCGGGGGATAATAGAGTATGTAGTGAATGTTCTGCTTTAGAAGGTTCGGTTTGGACATTAGAAGAAGCATTTAGTTTAATACCAGTTCACCCGATGTGTAGATGTATTTGTTTGCCTTATAAGCAGTTACAGTAATATAAATAAAAGTAACAAAATGAAAAAAATAAAAAAAGAATTTCAGATTTACACTAATTTAGCACAATCATACACAATACAATCAAAGATTTTTGAAGGAAAAAATCATTTGGTAGTTCCTGTTGTTATGATGATGGAAGGAGTACACAATGGTAGTCATGGACCAATTCTTCATTTATCAGATGAATTAGGTAAATATACATCTTCTTGGGATGGTATTCCTGTAGTAATTCAACATCCTATTGATAAAAAAGGTACAAATATTTCAGCTAATGATTCTCCTGAACAATTAGAACAATCTGTAGGAAGGGTATTTAATACTCATATGGAAGGAGATAAATTAAAAGCTGATATTTATTTAGATGAAGAAAAATTAAAGAATTCAAATACCACAACTTTAGCATATATTAG